TACTTTACCACCCATATCGGTCCATCTTTGACAAAAACCAAAGTCTTCACCAAAATAACGTTTTGTTGCAGTGTCATGTATAGTGTCAAATAGGTTATAAAAGTTTGGTTTCTTAACCTCTTTACCATTAATATTGGTAGGTTGGAATATTTCTAACTCTGGGTGATGTTTCATCATTTTTTCTAACACGGTTCTTTTAATCAACATACAGCCAGTTGGGGCATGAGTTGCCTCTACAATACCTAATTTAGATTCAATATGATTTTGATCTTCTAGTTTAATTGGAAACGTATACCCAGGTTTTTTAAGTTGATCTGCATTTTGAGCCTTATCTTTTTCCTGAAATATCTTGTCCCAATCTAATGACTTCATTGGATAAGGACATGCAATAACATCTTTATCAGCTTTTAACATTGTTTCAATAGTTTGAAAATTAAAGTCAATATCAGAATCAATAAACAATAAATGTGTATAACCATCTTCATGATTTAACATTTCAGCCACACATAAATTCCTACCTTGTGTTACCAAAGAAGATTTCATTATAGTAAAACTAACTAATATTTTTCTAAGAATACAATCTTGTTGAAATTTTAACACTGCTTGACAATAGTGCATTGAAACATCACTATGTACTGGGGTACATACCATTATCTTATATGGAGATCTGCTTTCTGGTTTAGGGTCTGATAGATCTATTACTTCAGCGCCTGTATTAGATTGTTGAATAGTCTGATAAGTATCTTCGTTAAACCAAATAGGCTTATTGGGATTTTGCATTAATGACTCCTTTTAAAAATGTTGTCCACTGCATAGCTATTTTATTCCAGTTGTAATAAATATGCGTGTATCTAGATTGTGAATCTAAGTGATCATGTATTTGTTTTTGATCTAGCGTATGTGATGCTTGTTCAATACCAAAACCAAACTTCTGTGCTAGTGATCTATGATTAGAATCGTATGGTATATACATCGGAAACTCTGCTCCTGTTTCATACAAAGCACCAAAATCATCAACGATACAATATAAACCTGCAGCCATACATTCAAGCAAAGATATACAAGATGTTTCTTCAAAGATACTAGGATAAGCATACATGTGATAATTTTTTAAATTATCTTTTATATATTGATTAGATTTATATCCAATGTAATTTACATTAGGTAATTTCTCTGCTTGTTCATAAAGCTGTTTATATTCGTGATCATTTTGATCATAAAATTGTTTACCATAAACTTCTGTAGATGAATATACATCTAAAGTAACCAATGGATTTTTTACTAATTGCATTGCACCTAACAACACAGACAAACCACGCCAAGGTGTGTTTTGGTGTATTATTTTTATAGGCTGACCTTTTTGATATGGCTTAGCCTTTTCTATTTGATCAATACCATTTTTAATAACCACACATCTATTTGTAGGTATATTAAAGTTGTATCTAAACTTCTCATAGTTCCAATGACTGTTGAATACATACCAATCATATTTATTATGATTAGATGGATTGCTAAACCAAGGAGCTAGATTAGGTTGATCGTAAGAATTTTTTTGCCAAAGTATATTTGGTTTAGTTGGATGCAAAGGTATTTTCTCTGGCACCGAAGTACAGATTTGTACTTGATCTAATAATTTATTATCGACATGTTTTCTTAAGTAGTCGAATTGTAATTCTGTTCCACCTTTAGGGTTTTCATTTCTTATTTTCATTTACGATCCTTTCTATTACTTTAAATGCAATAATTGCTTCAGAAGCTAATGCATAATCAGGGCTACAACATATAAAAATTTTGTCAAATTTTTTATTTTTTATATAACTTAAATTATGGTCAAAATAATAAGATTTTAAATTTTCTAAACGATTAATTAATATATGATGTGAATTTGGATTATTAATCCACAAATAATTTATCTTTTTCTTAAAAACATTAGATAAATGAAATAACCAATTACCTTCATTTAGTTTATTATCTAATTCAGGTTTATAACTAAAGTCATGATGATGATCTATATTAATCAAATTGTATTCATCATATCCATGTTCAAACATTGGATACATAGTGTGATGAACTAATGATGTAATTACATTAGTATGAGTATATAACAAAGGTATTATAAAACTTAACAACTCCTCTTGTTGTTTTAAAGAAAGTATCCAGTCACAATCTATTGATAATATATCAAGTTTTTTTATCATTATTTTGATTCAATACTTTCTGAAATACTTCTAAACCTTTATTAGTTACCTGTACAGTAATGTCTTGTACAATATCAGGTCCTTCTTTCTTCTCTTTATATTGTTCGCCAGTTTTTGTATTTCTATATGTTACTATAGTTGTACAATCTATTTTTGGTAAATTATCCGTTTTCATTCTGTCTATCTATTAAAGCATAACTTACAGCACCTGTTATTTCATTTGCTGTACCTGCTTGTACTTTAATAACATCTCCAGCCTCTAAATTCAAGGATTCTTTTACTAAATTTTCTGTGGTTTTATTTAATTGTGAGTGTGATATTTCAACGTCAGAACCACCTGATTTTTTTAAATACAAATCTACATCAACATTACTGGCATTTGCATGACTAGCTTGTACCATTTTGACTATAGCAACTGACGTAGTGTTAATAGTTAACACTGTAGTTAAGTTAGTAGTTGTTAAATCAAATGTTTCGCTTTTATATTGTATTGTCATGACATGAAATAGTTAAACGCATCCTGTTCGTTTTTTAAATCCTGTTGAAAAGAAAAGTTTAATTGATTCTGTAATGTAGTCATAGACTCTAGTATCTGTCTTTGGTTCTCTACATCGTATTCTTGTTTTGGTTCAGGTATGTAATTAGTTACTTTAGCCATTAATAACCTTGTCTTCCTGTACTTCGTCTAGATGAGAACTGACCACTACCTGCGGATGTTCCTCCTCTATCTGCACGTGAGGTACTAAAACCACCTCTTTGATTTGTAAAATTTTGTTCTCTAGCACTTCTATAAACTTCAGGCATAGCTTCTTGAGCTCTTTCAGCTTGTTTACGTTCTCTCCTTCGCATCATATATTCTGCTCCAGTTCTTGATTGACCAAAATCTGTATTACGTAATCTTTGATTAAATCCAGATAATGATTCTAAACCACCTCTAAGTAAATTCATAGGTGTAGGAAGTTTTTGTAAAAATTCAAATAGTTTAGCAATACCTGTTCTAGTTTCTTTTATTTTGTTTATATCATCTTCATCATCGGGTTCATTAGCAACACCAAAAGAAGTGTCAAAACCTAATGAATCAGGTGCTTGACTCATGATGCCTAAATAAGGATTTACATTTTGTTTTGCTAAAAAAGTTGGATTTTCGTAAGGTTGAAAAGGAAGTATAGTTCCTACTCTTGGATTAAAGTCTGTAAATCTTGCTACACCATCTGTAGGTCTTAAAGGGTTGTTATTAAAATAATTTCTAAAATCTCTTCTTCTATCAAAATCTACAGGGACATTACCCGATAAATCATAACCTCCTGTAGCCATTGCATTGTCTATAAAACTTTTATTTCTGTATTCGTATCCTGGCCCCATTGCTTTAAGTAAATTAGATGTAGCAATATTAGAGGGAGTATCTTGATAAAGACCTTCATAATTAATCTGAGGGTTTGCCGATGCTTTTATAACATCCATTAAACTGTATATACCATCACCTAAATATGCCATTATCTTCTTCCGTCCGGTTGTGCATCAAGTCTTAACGTTCCATATCTCCACGTTTCACCTGTGCTATCGTTTTCTATTTTAACTGACACTAATCTTCCTCTAGCTCGAGTATCTACTTTATCAGTAGTTTTTGTAACTGTAAAGGGTCCAAGAGGAGAACTTACAGCCACATCGTCTGGGTAAGAACTTACAAATAAGGTAATTTTAGCATTGCCTTCTTGATATTTAAAATCAGGTATAAATCGTCTTACTGCCATAAAATATTCTCCATCACCTCTATAATCAGCAACACCAGTTGCTTGACCTAAAGCACTACGTCTTGATGTTATGTCCCAATCTCCAGATCGTATAAACGCAGGTATTGCAGTTGTTGATGTACTATTGACTTGATCGGTACCATTCTCATGTTCATAATAAATAGTAGCTCCATATCTATTTGTAATTCCTAATATATCAGGAAATACAGGGGTAGCTGTATCATTATAATCAGTGGCATAAGGAAGATTAAACACTCCTTGATCAGCGTATGTTGTTCTATCTAAAGATGATGTTGTCCATACATTTTCAGAATAATTATAAGTTACACATCTATCTATTTGTTCAGATCCTGATTTTGGATAAAACCAATTTACTTCTGTATATAAATTATTTGGACCTGCAAAGATAACATCTCTTGCATTAAAGTTCAGTCCTAAATTATTTCCATCTGTACTAAAAACAAAATCTTCAACAAGACACGATAATGATTTTACTGTTCCATCAAACGCAAAAAATCCACCCTGAGATCCCATCCAAAATACAGTACCATTAACAAAGGTAGCTGCATGTTGGCCAATACATCCACAATTGGTACCAACCTGTCTAACACTAAAGGTAAACGGTGGACCAACAAATTGAATAACGTATGCAGCAAGATCAGTTATAACAAACACATAATCTTTACCTTGAAGAGCTGCTCTTATTTCATTACCTGTGTCTAATCTAAACGTACCAGCAGTGTTGGTAGCTGTTGGTGTGTATGTATTTAAATCTTCTTGATTAGAAAATCTTACAAACATTGGATCTTGGGTTGTTGGATCACCAATAGTTGTTTCTGTTCCAAAGTGAAATAAATGTCTGTCTCTATCTGAGACTAATGTAAATCTAGTGGTCGTAGGATTATTTGTTGTTTGAAAATTTGTAGTTGTAGCTGACGCTCTGATTCCTCTAGCACCGGATGCACCTGCATCCCATGTAAAAGTCTTACCATTAAATATTGTGGCAACAAGAACTTGGCCATAATTATCTAGACTCCAGTTTCCTGGATCTAAAACTACTGAACTTGTAGATCGTTCAGTACCCCAAGTTTCAAAACCCCAAGTAGATGTGCCCCATCCATAACCAGTAGTTTGAGTTGTTGGTCCAACTTCAACATAAGGATTAACTGTAACTGCTCCTGCTGCAGCCATACCTGTTCCTCCTTCAGCACGTGATGCTTGAACAGTAAATTTATCTATATCAGGTACAGTTAAAATTTCGTAAACCTGTTGTAGTTCTGTTGGTGTAAAATCAGATGCCCCTGTTACAGTCACCGATGAAAGAGTCACATATCTTCCCACAGCTAAACCATGAGATCCTTTGTTAATAGTGACTGTACTAGATCCATTAACTGTTGTTAATGTGCCTCCAGTGATTGCTGTATCTAGGGGTGTAATGTCATAAAAGTCATTACCATAAAATAAAAATAAACCTTGTGATGTTCCAATAGCTGAATATTTTTCACCTTCAAAACTAGAAAATGCAACTTGTGCTCGGGCAGCTCCAGGTAAAGTCTTATTACCGGCAGTTAATTGTAGCCATCCTCCTATTTTTTCAGGTAATCCGTATCTAAATCTAACAAAATCTCCATCTGTCCATTGGCCTTCTGCCCCTGATTCAGTGTCTTGTTTATTAAATCCTGCTTTAAATTTTAATTTCTGTAGCATATAAAATCTTATATATCACTTATCTCAATTATGGAAGAGAGATATTTATAGAGACTTTATAACATAATTAATGGATATACGCCAGTAAGGTATTCTTTGATTAGGTCCTACACCTTCATGTATTTCGTTACTTTTAAATATTAAAAATTTACCAGGCTCAAAATCTATTTTATTTTCTTCAACTTGTAGAGCTCCTCCCCATTCTTTTGACCATTGTGGAGTTAAAAAACCTAGAATAGTAATTGCATCACTTTCATCTGAATCTACATGAAACTCAGTTAAAGAAGTTTCATTTTTTGCACCTAAATGAATTCTTTGAATATGACGAGGTAATTCATAATTATATTTATTGTAAAAACTTATATTTATTCTTTCATATAAAGAAGTAAAATATCCATTCCAATAGTGATTAAATACATTTTTATTATCTTTTACTACTAAACCAGGGAAAGTACAGAAGTCTCCACCTGAAGATGATCTAGCTAAATTCCAATCATTACAATTTATTAGACCATTATACAAATTGAATAATTCTTTCTTTAATAAAATGTTGTCTACGTATTTAATTTTTGTCATAATTATAAAATATATTTATTGTATATCTTGGTGAACTTTTTCCCAGTGCTTGTAAATCAGTATGAACATTATTTTTTCCATCAAAAAATAAGGCTCTGTTATTTACAAAACCTAAATATGTATTTAATTTATTTTTATAATAAAATCCAGTTCCGTTATATACAAGTTCATCACCTTTTAAATATAATATAAAATTATAATCTTCCTTATCTTCGTGTGACATAACTTTTTTAAAATTGTGTCTTAAATGATAAGACCCTTTATTAACTTTTAAATTAATGTTTGGAAAAAATTGTTTTTTTATTTTTTTAAAAAACCATTCATTTTTTAAATTTCTTTCAAACTCATGTCTAAATCCATAATTTCCGTCGTCATTATTCATTGCTTTATAACTTATATTATTTAAATTATTAAGCAAAATGCTTAATTCTTTTTTATTTAAAAAGTTATCTTTTATCTGTATTGTAGGCAACATTAGATATTTCTTTCTTTATCATATTTATAAAAATTAATATAAAATTAACTTTTTTTCAAGGTAAAAATATGATATAGCGCATTCTAATTATGAAAGGAAAAACAGTTAATATAAATAATTTTATCGGAATATATGACAATTACATTACTGATCAAGAATGTAATAAAGCTATTCAATTATATGAAGATCAAAATAAATTTAATAATACAGTAAATCGAATTGGTTTTGAACAATCATCCATATTACATAAACAAGATCAACAATTCTTTGCTAATTCTTCTAACGTAGATGTGTGGTGGGAGAATTTAAAAACTATGATGCATAATTATAATTTAGCATTTAATCATTATTCTAAAAATGTAGGAGCTACAGAAGCTTTTGGTAATGTAGAGGCTTTTAATTTTACTTGTTTAAAAATTCAAAAAACTTTACCAACAGAGGGTTATCATGTTTGGCATCTTGAACATGTTAAGGGTTATGAAAATGAAGCAAGAGCTTTTGTCTTTTCTATATATTTAAATGACGTAGAAGATGGAGGTGAAACAGAATTTTTACATTTTTCAAAAAGAGTAAAACCAAAAAAAGGCAGAATAGTTATATGGCCAGCTTCTTTTCCATACGTGCACAGAGGTAATCCACCTTTATCAGGTGAAAAATATATATTAACGTCTTGGATGATGTTAAGGTAATGTCGTTTGATCATAAAATAACTGATCTTAAATTTCACATAAACGGATTAGTACCCAAACATGTGTGTCAACATTTTATTAATTTTTATGAAAAAAATATTGAATATATATATGAAGAAATAAGTTATAAATATATTACAAAAAAATATGAAAAGGATAACTATCATTGTATTAATTTATCAGAGCTTTGTGCTAAAGATGATAAATTTAAAGAACTACTTGATCTAGCTAAAAAATATATAGAAATTATGATTACAAATTATGAACTATATATTCAACAAAAAATGTGTCCTACATTTGATAAATTTAATATTTCTAAAACAAGTAATATACGTATTTTAAAATATGAAAAAGGACAATGTATAAAAGATCATACTGACGTCTGTAATACAGTTAGAGCATCTTGTACGTTAAATTTAAATGAAGATTATGAAGGTGGGGAATTTAGATTTTTTAATGGTCAGATAAAAAATTCTTTTAAAACAGGCGATGCTATGATATTTCCAGCAGAACCTATTTGGATTCATGGAACAGAACCCATTAAAAAAGGCGTCAGGTATTCTATTAATTGTTTTTTAAAGTAATTATTATGAAGAATAAGAAGTAGGTCTTGCACCTAATCTAGCTATTTTATCAGATTCACTTTCAGCAGAAACTTCATTACCTGATTCATCAAAAGATGTAATGTTGTCATTATCCCAATCAGATTGTAATCTAGCTAAATGTGCAGAGTCCCATCTATCAATAAAATCTTGAAAGTCACCTAAGTTTGCATCTTCCCAAGTAGAGTGAGGAGTTGTATCTCTGTATTCTACAGTATCACTTGGATTAGCTGTACCATATTGAATAGCCCAAATATTAGACCATTTTGCTAATCCCCAAAAATCGTTATCATCTATTTTATAAGAACCTGCACCATCTCCAGATTGTTTTACAATCTTTTTATCATCAAATATTACTGTCCATGTTGCGTTTGTTGCCATATTTTCTCCTATGTTTTAATAATATAAATTACTGCTACGTAAGGTTGTACAACTGAAGTTGAGTCTCCACTAAATGTGGCACTCATGTTGTGAGAGTGACCTGTACCTGATCCAGCGTTGTTAGTGGGATTATTCTGCTCCAATAAAGGATAAGATGAAGCATATGGTCCTTGAAATCTATGAGGTGCGCCTCTAGCACTACCACCATGAAGGTGTTCAGCTAGTTGTGCTTCTGTTAAAGTTGCATTAGCTGTTGAACCTCCCACGTTTCCAGTTGCAGCAACTGTATTTGCTCCACCAGTTGATCCTAGAGCTTTAGTTCCAGATTTTCCAACTGCTACGTTATCTTGTAGATCAGGAACGTTAAAAGTTGTTGAACCATCTCCAGCTCCATAAGTTGTACCTACGATAGCAAATAGTGCAGCGTAAGTTGATCTTGAAACTGCCGCCCCATTACACTCTAAGAAACCTGATGGCACTGAACCAGAAGACCATGGCACAATAGTTGCTGTAGGAATTCCTTCGATACCAGTAAGATTTGCTCCGTCGAAATCGTATTTTGTTGCTTCGTAATTTGACATATTCTATTTCTCCCTGTAGCCCCATCCTGTTGTTGCGTCTCCAGAATAAACTAAACTGAAACCAGCACCTTGTGTATTAACCACAAGATCTGATGCAGCATTAGCTATATTAGAGCCATTTCTTCCAACAGTCAATGCGTTAGTATTAAAATCATAACCTTGGTCCATGAATGAAACTTCATCTCCCGTAGCAGGTGATGCAGGTAGAGTTATTGTTACAGCTCCACCATTTGTATTTACTAAAAGTTGAGCTCCAGCTTGAACTGTTTCAGCTGCTGAAACTGCTCTCCAGTTTCTTTGCTCAGATAATTTTACAATATTAGTTCCATCAGAATATAGTACATAATTATTTCCTTCACATAAAAGGACACCTGTACCTGATGATGTTTTAAAAGTTAAAGTATTTCCAGCATGGTCACATGCGTTTTGAACATTATAAACTTTTTCAATTCCGTCTGGAATACTTACTGTTCTAGTTCCAGCTAAAGTTCCTGTTAATTTAATAACATCGTTTTTACCATTTGATACGGCACCATTTGAAAAAGTTAAAGATCTATTAGCATTAGTTAAGTTAAAAGTTGTAAAACCACCAATAGCTTGTTCTAAAATTAATAAGTTTGTATTTGTAATTTGACCCCAAGTTCCCGAGTTTTCACCGGTTGCTTGAACTGTAAGTTTTAAGTTAGCAGATGTTGAATTAGCCATTTTTTAATTCCTTATTCGTTCATTTTATTAAAAATATGAGTTTCTGTCAAACTCATTATGCAGCCACCTCTTGCCATCCTGGAGGGTCTAAAGGCGCTGAGCCTGTATTTACTTCATTCCAAATTAAAGCACTACCAGATCCTTGGTTTATAGTCAAGTCTAAACCTGTAACTTGCACATCAACGTGAATCAATACATTAAATGCTGAAGATAATTGATTATTTAAAGGTAAACCAGTTAATGGAACTTCTTGACCAGGAACGGCTGTAACAGTTCCTAAACCGGCTGTTATTGCAAATCCTGTAGGAGTTGCACCAGCACCAGCTTGACCTAAAGCTGTACCTACAGATGCAATCATTGGTAATCCAGTGAAATTTGCATCAGGTGCTGGATCTACATTACCAAGAGTTGCTTGTGCTACGTTTAAAGTGTTAAGAGTTAAATTAGCATTACCGGTCATTCCTAATGTTCCGGCAGAGGCTGTCATTGCAATACCACTTAAAGTAACGTTTGCGTATTGACCTTCAACACCCCAAGCATTTACATTCCATTGTTGTCTGCCCCAACCTGTTTGGTTAAATGCATCAAGAGTTCCAAGACCCATGTTTGCTTGATTACCTGTTGCCATTGCATCAGGACCAGCATCAGCTGTTCCCTCTGCTGCAGTTAATGGTAAACCAGTTGGAAATACAACAGATCGAATATCAATTGTTACATCATTAAGAGCAGTTGTAATAAGTTGATTGTTATTTGTACCTGGACCTGTGCTTACGTCAATAGAAGCTACAGGAGTTCCTAATGCAGCAGTGATAGCATCACCAGGAGCTATAAGATTTCCTGCAATACCCCATGCAAAATCATTCCAGCCCGCTCTGCCCCAACCAGTATTAATTTCACCAACAGTTGTTTCGTCACCTAAAGATGCAGTAAGGGCAATACCCGTGACTGTAAAAGTCGGGTCTGCTGAATCGTTCCATTGGTTTTGACCCCAAAAGCCAGTACCCCAAGTTCCGGATGCCATAGGAGGTTACCTCCTACGATTAACCAGAGATCCTTAGAATCGCTGCTGTTGATGTATTAGCCGGAAACTGAATTGTGAAAACTCCAGATGTAGCTGTTTTATCTGCTCCAAAATCTAAAACTGCCACCGCTGCATTTGAGAACGATGTGTTATAGATTAAAGCACCTCTAGCAGTAATAGTAACATTCGTAAACGATCTGTCATTGAAGTCACATCTTGCTACACCAGCTGTAATTGAAGTTGCTAAGTTAACTAATTTTCCACCACCAGAAGTATATTGTCCCGAGTTCGGAACTTCATTTCCAGTTGTAAAAGAAGTTGTAGCTGAGTTTAGAGTTGCTGAAGAAGTATAAAGAGCTAGTTTAAAAATATCACCAGAAGGTGCTGCTGTAAAATCATGATCACCATCTAATAATTGTTTTTTAAAAGAGTTTGCAATTGCTTGTGTTATAGCCATATTTATTTTCTCCTATTTACCTATACGAGGAACACCACTTTGATATTCATCTCGTCTTCTTCTTCCCATTTGTTCTATTGAGAAGCCTTCTACCGCTTGTTTATACCTTCCTTCGTATAATTGCAAGAGATCATTTGGCCCTTTTAGAAAACCATATGCCTCAACTAGACATGCATACAATAAGCCATTGGGAAATTGTAGACTTAAGTATGTAGTTGGAACTGTACTAGATAATCCATCAGGTTTCAAGATATAATTTAACTGAATCTGATATGTCTGATCTGGAGTCGGAGCTACAACTATTCTACTTTCATCCCAATTACTATAGTATTTTGGCACCCCTTGACTTCCCAAATTATTAAACTCAGACATAAAACTTGTATCTCTATATTGTAAAAAATCTCTGTCGTCTGGATTTGCTGTGCCTGCAGAATCTACTATTTGAGCAGATCTAATAACCAATAAATTTTGTGGTGTATCAATAAATCTTGTCCCTGCTACTAAATTAGCAAAAACATATCTTCTGTTATTATCAGAATCTACATCTCTTAAAATTCTAAATTCTGCATCTTCAATAAAACCATTTACAATAGTATCGGTTAAAACCGTGCTTGTGACTTCTGTATAATCTCTAATTTTTTGTACTAGTTCTGTATACGTCATGTTATACTTACCTCAACCTCTCCTACATTTATTTGGGCTTCTCTTCTTGCATTTATAACAGATGCATCCTCAGGCACCATACTATTATTACTTAAATCTTGAAAAGCAAAATCTCCAGGTAAAGTTAAATTAGCTACCATGTTTCCTCCACCGATTTGATCAGATGGAAAACGTTGAGGTCTAGCATTTGCTAAACCTTGTGGATCAGCTACAAAAGGTTTTGGTTCTAATTGTGGTTGCTTTGGTTCGTACTCTGATAAATGTACAAACGCACCATTCCATTCAGTAACCATTTCTCTCCATGGAAATGCTTGACCACTTCTATCTGATATTGCTAATGCGTATTTACCTTTTGCAAACTTTGACATTATATCTCCGGATAATAAGTTTTAGGTGAAATATAAAGACTTGCTGGTGATCCATCTTCCTGCAATGCTCTTTGTAATTCATCTTCATAAATTAATTTCATCTCTTGTATTCTTTGTGGAGCTTTTTTCATAGATACATAATATGCCAAACCTGCACACATACAAGGTACGAATCTATTAACTACATCTGCTTCATTAGTATATTTACCTGCATCTTGAATTCTTTTAACATAGTAAAAATAAATAAAATTACCAGCCTGTGAGCTCCCTGGTGTCAAGTATGTAGTTATTGTAACTTTATCTATAAATCTTTGTACAAAATATTGTGATGGTTGACCTGTTGCACTTTTATTTGAAAAAGCTTGATACTGTGATCTATTAACTTTTGAAAGTGGTGTATCTACATCACTTGTATTTCTGAAACTAGCTTCAAGAATATCTGAAACCATATCAACAAAATTTACAACAGCGTCACCAGATGCGTGACCTGCAGCTGTAGTTCCGTCTGCTCCACGTCCTGATGCATCGCAAATTATATTGTTTCCAGAAATAGAAGTGTAAATAATTACTTCAGAATTAATTCTAATCTTACCTGTTGCATTCATATTTTTTGTAGATGTTACAGGTATAGTTGTTGCAACGTTTGAAATTCCAGAGGATAAAGTTGTATCTATTCCATCTGCATTTCCATCAGAGGGAGATCTATAAATTACATATTCATTTTGACCTGCATTTAAAGTTATAGCAGTTCTATCAACTTCCCAAAAATGTAAACCTCTATTATCCCATTCTTGAAACATTATGTTTAAAGAACGTCTTGCTGATCTTAAATCATTACCAGAATAATCAAAGAAACCTAATCTTTCAAATGCCTCAGTAATAATATCATCTATCGAGAGAAATTTCTCGAATGTAGTTGTGCCTGAAAAAGCCACGTAAACCTCCTACGAGTTGTTTCCGCCACTGTGATAAACAGTAATTGCAGTAACTTGTTCAGTAGTAAAAGTAGAATATACATCTGTTTTAAATAAAATAGGTGCAGGGAAAACTATGTTTTCACTTCCCGCTGCAGCAGGTTTATTTATTTTAATTTTTGATGTTCCACCCGATCCACCGTCTTTAAGTTCTATTACACCCGCAGTAGCTGTTCCAGCATAGTGAAGTCCATAAACTCTAGTTCTTCCTGATTGTACAGTTTTAGTTTCTGTAGTCACATTAGCAGATGCTAAATCTTGTGATGATCCAAATGTTGTCATTTATATTTTCTCCTTAAAATTTTATGTGGGCCCGAAGGCCCACAAAATTAATTATTACGCTGCAAATGCAAATGCACCTGTAGTAGCGGCTGCTGCTCCAGTGAATTCATATGCAATGTGCCATGTACCTGTTTCATAACAAATGAAAGCAATTTTACTTCCAGTTGTGAAAAGGTTTGTAGCTGCGTCAACTGGTGTGAAAGTTAATTTAGTTTCATCTGCTGTAGAAATATCAAAGTCAGCTTCTGCTGCTGCTCTTGATTCTATTACAGAACCAGTAGCCCAAACATCAGTTCCAGCTGCATCGAATACTAAAGTATTAACTCCACCTGCTGTATCTTTTGCTTGAACGTAAACAACAACTGTTCCTTGCGTAGCTGCTGGTAATGTGCAACCTGCTGCAGCTGCACCTGTGTAGTTTACGATTGACATAGTGTCAGCAGCTAATGTTAAACTAGCTCCTGTTGCTACATCAGCTTTTGCTAAACC